GCAGCATCAGCGCACTGCCGGATGTGGGAACCGGACGGCAGAATGGGTTCAAGGTCGGCGGAGCTTGTGGCCCGATCGAGCCCCCCTATTGCCCGATGAGCGTTCACAGTCGGAGCGCTGCAATAAGTAGCGTCGAGGTATGTCTTGAACATGAATAGCTTCCTCCCTGTCAGGTGCCAGTTGATTGGCCAGATCAGGCAACTCTGCTGCCGACCTGCCTTTCTTGGCCTTTTACCTTGGCCTCCAGTTTTGCGAACACTTCAGGTTTAGCGATTCGAAGGAACATCAGTCGAGCGCGGGGGATGCCGTGCTTTCGCCAGTCGCTTACCGACGGAGGCCTCACCTCGCACAGCTCTGCCACACGGGTTGTCCCGCCGAGGGCATCAATGATCTCGCTGGGTGTCATTGGGGTATCTCTGCTAGTCCGACGCCCGGATATTAGGCACTCCTTCCAATACGGTCAATAGGAATACCTTATAAACCTAGTGATAGGCTCCCCTAATGCAGACACTTCAAGAACGACTTAAACGTGCGATGGCAGGCCCACCGAGGGTTACGCAAGCGGCTCTTGCACGCGCTTGCCATATCACAGCGCCCTCAGTAAATGACTGGATCTCCGGAAAGACAAAAAGCATCGAAGGGGAGAATCTCCTCAATGCTGCAGCGTTTCTGAAAGTTAGCCCGCTGTGGCTTGCAACTGGAAAAGGCCCCATGCGAGAGCATGGAGCTATAAGCAGGGACAGTCCTGAGCAAGCGGGTGGCTCGCTGAACGAGCACGCCAACGTGATCTCGGTGGCTACGCCTCCAAGAAAGAGGAATAAATATCCAGTGATCAGTTGGGTCAGGGCTGGCGACTGGGCAGAAAGTCCGGACAATTTTCAGCCAGGCGATGCAGATGATTGGTTGGAGTCAGAGGAAAAGGCCGGACCCCATGGATATTGGCTGGTAGTTAATGGCGACTCAATGACGCCGCTATTCCCCCAAGGAAGTCGAATACTAGTACAGCCAGAAGGATTCGACCTGATCAGTGGAAAATACTACGTAGCAGTTTGCTACGAGCCGGGGAAAAAGCGCGATACAACTGTGAAGCAATATGTGAGGGATGCAGGGTTCGAATATCTAAAACCTCTTAATCCAATATATCGCACCCTTGAGGTAAGCGACACGGTTCGAATCATTGGCCGCGTGATTGACTACAAGCTTCCCGCTGGCGTCTTGTAGGGAAGACCATTTGGTGGGCTGACAACTTTTAGGAAGGGCGGCCAGATACCTGGCCATCAGTTGTTTTAAAGGGACCCCGGGGAGGGAGTCATGGAGTTCGAAGAGAAACTGGCCAGCCTGGCCGCCAAGATTCGCCAGCAGAAATCTGCCATCCAGACTGAAGAGGCAACAAAGACTGCATTTGTCATGCCCTTCATACAGTCAGTCTTGGGATACGATGTTTTCAACCCTTTGGAGGTTGTTCCGGAGTTCACTTCGGATATAGGAACTAAGAAGGGAGAGAAGGTCGACTATGCAATTCTCAAGGAGGGAGAGATCCAGATACTCATAGAGAGCAAGAAGGTCGGCGAACCCTTAAATATTAATCATGCCAGCCAACTATTTCGTTACTTCCACGTTACAAATGCTAGAATATCCATTCTGACAAATGGCCAGGTCTACAAGTTCTTCACTGACCTGGATGCACCTAACAAGATGGATGAGAAGCCATTCCTTGAGCTAGACCTTCTGGATATAGACGACCATGCTATTCCGGAGCTCCAGAAACTTACGAAATCAGCATTTGACGTTGAGTCAATCATCAACGCTGCTGGCGAACTAAAGTACGTTGGGCAAATCAAGCGCGCACTAGCCTCTCAGTTCAGCCAGCCAGATGAGGACTTTGTTCGACTGTTCGCCTCTCGAGTGTACGAAGGGATCATTACTCAGAAGGTGCGCGATCAGTTCACCCAGCTTACTAGAAAGGCAGCCTCGCAATTCTTAAGCGATCAAATAAATGAGCGCCTCAAATCCGCAATTACCGGAAACTCACAACCCGTCCTCGTGGCTCAGCCGCAAGCAGAACAGTCGACACCATCTTCTCACGGTGAAGAAGAGGAAAAGGACCGGGTGGTGACAACGGCCGAAGAGATCGAAGGCTACACTATAGTCAAAGCCATTGTTCGATCCGTGGTTGACGTAAAGCGCATCGCTGCCCGCGACACTCAGAGCTACTTCGGTATCCTATTGGATGACAACAACCGTAAGCCCATCGCTCGTCTTCACTTCAACAGATCACAAAAGTACATCGGAACTTTCGATTCCGAAAAAAACGAAACCCGTCACCCTATTGAGTCCTTGGATGACATTTTCGCTCACGCTGAAGCGCTAAAGGCGACCGCCATCTCCTATGACACCCAGTCATAAGAATCATCCGAGTCGCCTGGTCTACGCCTTCTAGAAGATCTCGTGGCACCCTCCAGCCGCTGACCCACCAGTTCTTAAGCCCGCCTAGTGCGGGCTTTCTTATGGCTGCTCGCAATTATTAGGCAATCCTATTGACAGCAAAAAAGGCAAACCTAATAATCGCCTAGGAAACGCACAGCAACAGACCGCAAGCCATCGATCCGGTCAACATGGAGAGACTGCATGACCACCGCCAGCATCACCGCACACGGTTTCACCGGCTTCCTCGGCAAGGGCCTGTCCCTGCGTGAGCTTCAGTGCGTCTTGGGCATCGCTGCGGGTCGCACCAGCAAGGAGCTAGCCCGCGACCTGGGCATGCAGCCGGGCACGGTGGGTAAGCGCGTTCTGGCAGCGACCACCAAACTCGGCGTCACCCGCCGTGCCGCCCTGGTGGCTGAAGCCATGCGCCGCGGGCTTATCTCGCCCGCCGTGATCGCCCTCGCCTTCCTCGTCGCCGGTCAGCCACTGCTCAACGACGACCACATGATGCGCAGCCGTCGGGGTGGGGAGCGTCGGATTGAGTTTCGAGTGGCTGCGCGCCGGGCTGAAACCTGGCTGACCGCATAAGGAGATCGTCATGGACAAGCTCGAAATCGAATACGCCCTAGCCAAGCAGGTTCCCGACATGGCTCGCGGCTTCACCATCGCGACCAGCTATGGCGAGCTTCACGTCAGCGCCGTTGACGCCCCTGTCGTGATGAAGGTGGTCCGCGATCTACTCGAGAGTGAGCTCGAGCGGGCCAAGGCGCACGAGCGGCAGGAGGCCAACCCGGAGCAACCAAGCACCACGCCATACCCGCGCCAGCCCGGCGTATCGATCTTCGACGTGATCACGCGTACGGCCCCTGGCATGCGCGACCGAGAGTAAGGAGAACGAAATGAACCTGATTCCATACGACTTCAACAGCAAGCGCCTCCAGGTGCTCGTCGACGAGAACGGCGAGCCTTGGTTCATCGCGATGGAGGTAGCCGAGATCCTGGGCTATTCCGACGCTTATGAGATGACCAAGCGTCTGGATGAGGACGAAAAGTCAAACCGGCAAATCGCCGGTTTGGGTACTGCCTCGGGTGGTCGTGGTGTAACCACCATTAACGAGTCCGGGCTGTACTCGTCCATCATCGGCAGCAACAAGCCCGAGGCCAAGCCGTTCAAGCGCTGGGTGACCCACGATGTGCTACCCAGCATCCGCCGCACCGGCAGCTACTCCATCGGCCATCAGCAAGCGCCAGCCCTCACCAGCGATGCATGCCAGATCATCGAGTCGATGAGCCGCACGCTGAACCTGGCACCCTCGGCAACGCTCGGCATGTACCAGCGGCTCGGCGCTAAGGTCGGTCATGCCGATCTGCTCCCGGCCTACACGGTGGATAGCCCTGACCAGGACGACACCAGCCACGTAACCGCCGCCCTCTCCGACCTGCTGCGCTCACATGAAGTCCAGGCATCCGCGCGCCAGGTCTACAAGCTCATGGAGGCGGCTGGGCTGGTTGAGCGCCTAAGCCGCCCAAGCAGCAAGGGCAACGGCACGAGGGAGTTCTGGGCGCTGACTGAGAAAGGGCTGGCCTTCGGCAAGAACCTCTCCAACCCGAACAACCAGCGCGAGGTCGCCGTGCACCTGTACGTCGACAGGTTCGAAGCGCTGTTGCAATGCCTGCACGGCGAGACCTTGCAGTAACAGCCTCCCCATAACCCACCCGATTTTGGCAAAGCCACAAATGCCGGCGGGCCCTTGCTCGCCCTGGAGAAACTATGAAACGAGCAGCCGTTGTAACCGAACTGCCGACCAGCACCAGCCGGGACATGGACAAGTTCGTTGTCCGTCTGCCGGACGGCCTGAGGGCCGAGGTCGAAGCCGAGGCCAAGCGGGATGAGCGCAGCATGAACAGCGTAGTCATCATCGCCCTGCGCGAGTACCTGCATGGCCAGCGCCGAAAGCATGCGCTACTCGACGCCTTGACCGCTGCCGCCGGAGATCGCTGATCATGAAGCAAGCACTCATCGGCACCGTGATCAGCCTGCTGCTCAGCGCGTGCCTGTACTTCGGTCAGTGGTCGCTTCACCGGTTCGCGTTCTATGTGGCGGCGGCCACGAACGTTCTCTGCTGGCTGCTGATATTCGCCGGCGGGATCAAGGGGCAAGGAGCGGCGAACCTACTCGCCCGCCCTTGGCTCTCCATCCCTACTGGCGCTCTGCACGTGGCGGCCCTGGCCCTCACGGATCACCCCGCACTCGCGGCCTCAAGCCTGCTGGTGCAAATGGCTTGCTACGCCCTCGCCTACCAGGCAGTGCGCAGCGCCGAGCAAGGGGGTGACCTATGACCCATGCCCTGTTTAAACAGATCGATCTGACCGCCAAGCTCGGCCAGGACGGCAGTTCGCTCCAAGCCATGAACGCGCTGCGCGTCATCCGGGAAACGGTAGCGAAGCACCTGGTCGGTGCCGAGGCTGCAGAAGAGTATCCGCTCGAGCGCGTCCTCCTGGCGCTCCGCACCATCGCCGAGTTCCCCTGTCCCGAGCAGGACAACATGCCGGCGGCGAACATGCGACAGATCGCACTGGCGGCATTGAGTGGCGCTGGAGCGAGTTCGGAGCCGGGCAATCCTGGCGGTGAACCTGTTTCCGGACCGGGTAATGCCGGCGAGCGCACCTCACCCAGCACCACGCCGGGATCGGGTGACGGCTCCCTTGCCGAGAGCCTCAATACGTTGGAGCGGTGGCTTGATCGAGTGGCAATCGAGGACGGCTATGTCGGCGTGCCGGTGATCGAGGCCGTCGAGGTGGTGGTCACCGAGATGAAGCGCCAGCAACAACCAGTCGATCCGGCCTTCTGCCGCTGCAACCACTGGTTCGCCGGGGACAGCGTCGAAGCGGCCTTCATTCGCCAGCATGGCCAGTGCCAGGACTGCGTCGAGATGGACCAGATGCTGGAGCGGGAAGTGCAGGCCGAGAACGCCAAGCGCTACCTGTGGCTGCGCAACACGGCTCTCTACGCATCGGACCTGGCCCGCGAGGTCAACCGCATGGACAAGAGCGTCGTCAACCTGTTCCCGCGGGACAAGGACGGCAACCTCCTGGCAGAGGCTGATCTGGACGAGGCCATCGATGCTGCCATGGCGAAGCCGCCGGAAGGCGGTGACGCATGAGCATCACCCTCAAGGGCCATGCCCTCAACCAGCGCCAGCTCGACGCTATCACCCCGGTGATGAACGACCTGATTCAGGGCCGGGTTGACCTGGCAAGTTTCGATGATGCCTGCGTCAAAGCCCTGGATATCGCCGGCTGCCCGCTGGGCTACGACACCAGCATGCCCGGTACCGGCAGCACCATCGAGGAGCGGGCCGCCAGATGGTTGAGGGACGGTCAAGTGGGAGCGTCTTCGCGGGCCATCCACGATCACATGCTCGGTCTGCCCATGGAGCGCCACCACGCGGCCTATCCCCATGACCCGGACGACCTGAATCGCTGCCTGCTTCTGCTGAACCTAATCCCTGAATGGGCGCCACGCATCCGCGAGATGGCCCAGCACAGCCAGGAGTGGGCCGCACTGGTGAGCAGTTGGGGAAAGCTCACCAACCTTTTCCTGCAAGAAGCTGGGCTGGACTGGCAACGCAGCAGCGGAGCCCCCGAAACCTACTCGGCGATGCGACTCCTACTGGGTGATGCATGAGAAAAGCACTGACCGCCATCGCACTCGTCGCGCTGTTTGGCCTGGCCACTGTTGCCGCCGGCGCCGCGCTCCAGCCGTTCAAGACCCTGTTCATCTGGGAGGTATGCCAGTGATGAGAGGCTCCGATATTCCACCACCACCAGGGTATCGCCCTACCCCGCTCGCCACCCTCGGCCAGCAGTTGGTCCGCCTGGGCCAGGCGATGCAGAACCCCAACACCAAGCTCGGCGAGTTGACCGAACTGGTCCAGGCCTGCGGCGTCGACCTGCGGATCTGCGACACGGACAAGGAGAGTCGGGCATGAAGGGCGCAACGATGCATCGGCTGATCGACCTCGGCGTCGACAGCAGCCGTAACCTGCGCGTCCGGATAGCAGCCCTCCGGATATTCATCCGGGCTGTGCACGCCGATCACGACGCCAGCTTCGCAGAGCATCGCCAGAAGCGGCGACGACTTCTCAAGGGCATGCCGTTCACCGAGCAGGCGCTGGAGCGCGAACGGATGGCATATCGGGAGCGAGCCAGAGTTGCGGCGCAAGCCATGGAGGAGTGCGGAGCCTGGCTTATCGGAAACTCAGCAATGATCGAGCAGGCCCTGTCGTTCGACGATCTGTGCGACCTCCTGGGGGTGAATCATGCCCACCGTGCCGAGGCTGCCGAGGTCTGCGCGGGCGACGCCGGAATCGTTGGCGGCCTGCTCTGGATTGGTGGGGAGTTCGAGGACAGCGCGGACCACAAGAGTGGCCGCTCCAACCGAGGGAACACGGGGCCACTTACCGCAGCGGTCCAGAACCTGTTCCAGAAGTTCTTGCTTGAAAATCCGTCGGCCATCCCTGACCCGTTCGCTCCGGGCGGCCCTTTCTACGGAGTTCCGCGTCAGGAAATGGCGCCGAACGGAACTGTGCAGATTCGGCGGCCGGCACTCACCGTCCACAGCAAGGATGGATCGATCCGCACGGTTGAGCGAAAGCCGGAGGTGATTGGTGAGTAGGCAGATGACCGCGCGCCGGCTGACCCGGGCCGAAATGAACCACCTGCGCCGCCTGATCGGTTGGGTTCGCTGCGAGGTGGGGGCAGAGCCCGAGGGAATCGTCACCGCCGCCAAAGAGGCGCTCGACCAATTCCAAGGCGTGTCGGAGGACGGTAAGCGGAGGTTGCTCGAGCACTACCAGAAATCAGCAGCCATACCGAAGTACATCCGCGCTGCGATCAAGGCCCTGGAGAAGGTGTGCCTGGAAGATCCGACCGAGGTGGTTGACGGTGAGTTGGTTGCTCGCGGGCGCCACGAAGTGCCGCTACGCCTGGTCGTAGCGCGCAACGAAGAGGAGATAGGGAATGGGAAGCTCGACTAGCCCCGTATCCGAGTTCCTGTCCGAAGAGGAAGTCGCCGAGCTGACTGGGCGCGAGTACCCGAGCAAGCAGATCGAGTGGCTGAACAGGTACGGCTGGAAGTACGCCGTGACCGCGGCGAACCGTCCGATCATTGGGCGCGTATATGCCCGCCTGAAGCTGGCCGGCGTGAAGCCGACGATGGAAGCAACCGAGAAGTGGAGCCTGGACCTGTCCAGGGTTAGATGATGAGACCGCGGAGCAACAAGAACCGGGGCCTGCCGCCTCGCATGATCAAGCGTACCCGGACGATGAAGTCAGGAAAGGTCTGGGTCGGCTACTACTACGACGGGCGGGATGCTGAGGGGAGGCGCAGGGAGATCCCGCTGGGCACGGACTTGGATGAGGCTCGGGAGAAGTGGGCGAAGCTGGAGAGAAAGGCCGTGCCGCCAACCACTCGGACCGTCGGCGACCTGTTGCGCAGGTTCGAGCGGGACGTGGTTCCGACGAAGGCGCCGAAGACCCAGAAAGAGTATTCGAAGATGATCCGCCAACTGCTGGGCGCCTTTGACGAAGCCCCGGTAGAGGACATTACGCCGAGCACCATCGCTCAGTACCGAGACGCCAGGACGGCCAAGGTTCGAGCGAATAGGGAGATCACCCTGCTTTCCTTCGCCTACAACATGGCCAGGGAGTGGGGCATCACCAGCATGGAAAACCCCTGTCGCGGGGTGAAGAAGAACAAGGAGCAGCCGCGCGATGTGTACGTCACGGACGAGGTGTGGAAGGCGCTCTACGAGAAAGCACCGGACGATCTGCGGGTGACGATGGACCTCGCGTACTTGACAGGCCAGCGTCCGGCTGACGTGAGGAAACTGCGCAAGAGCGACGTTTCCGGGGACTACCTGCTGGTCGGGCAGAACAAGACGTCGCGCAAGCTCCGGATACGGCTCCGCCGCGCCGACGGGCAGATGACGCAGCTCGGCCGCCTGATCGAGTCGATCACCTCCGACTCTCCGGCGCTGGTCACCAACGAGAAGGGCCAGCCGATGACAGAGAAGATGCTTCGCACTAGGTTCGATACTGCGCGCAAGTCCGCAGCCGAGGAAGCGATCAAGGCGGGTGACCAAGATCTGGCCAGGGAGATCATGCAGTTCCAGTTCCGGGACATTCGCCCCAAGGCCGCCTCCGACATCGAGAGCCTGGCCGACGCCTCAGACCTGCTCGGACACACGACTCAGGAGATCACGAAACGCGTCTACCGCCGGATCGGGAAGGCTGTGAACCCCGTTCGATAGGCATTAATTGCGGAAACGACGCCAAAATCTGCGGAAGCGATCAGCCTTAAACTACTGATGCACATAGAAAATCAAACACAAGGCAGAAGATCACCGGACCGCCGCCTCGGGCGGTTCGGGAATGCAGCGACGCATCTACCGCCTCAATGAGGGAGCAGATAGGCGTAATAGCGCTTGAAGGTCAGGGCTGCACGATTCATGCGCGGAACTCTACGCGCCTGTGCCGGGCTGTCAAGACTGGAAAGCGCCTCGACACGAACCGAAGCACTTCCCCGCAACAGAAGCGCAGCCTGGGAAAGTTTGCCCGCCAGTTATCCGCACAAATTTATGACGCCGGTTTCTCTACTTTGAAAAACAACGCAAGACCGGACATGGACTTCAATAACTCGACCGGAAGAAACCTATCAGCAAGGCAGTTGAATTTTTTCCGAAAGCAATAATTCGATACTTTTCTGGATTGGCGCATCATCTCGTAAAAATAGCGAACCGCTTCCCAGTACCCACGAATATCAATGGATCAGCAATATCCAGATGCTTATCGCGGCATTCGAAAAAACATCGACCAATTCCACTGACAGAATATCGGCGTCATTTGCCTAGCATGGATATTCCAGGTTCAACCTATCAACTTCCCAGATTGACACTCTCGCCGGCAGATCAGTAATTTTCAGCGACCAGCCGGCAAAGTACTTTTCCAGAGCGGCTGGCAACCGATAGTCACTCTATCTTCGCAAACCGATGTTTATGCGAGAGGGCCGGCTATCGCTCAAAACTTGATTGATGAAGGAATAGCGCCATGCAACTCGCCACACTTCAGGAACTGAGCTTCGATGAAATCGACCAGGTATCGGGCGCCGGACTCTTCAGCTTCGTCGGCGATGCCATCGTCGATGTGGTCAAGGTGTCCAACGACCTGCTCAACACGTCGGTCATCTCTTCGGTCGGCAAGGTGTTCAACGCCGTCGGCCTGACCCCCATCCATCAACTGGCCGACACCCTCGGCTACGGCGTGTTCAAGGGCGTCGCCGCGGTCGGCGGCCTGCTCGGCGGCGACACCAGCCGCATCGATTACCACTACGACACCGAGTGGACCTGATCCCAGGACCTCGGCCCGCTCCCGTCGCGGAGCGGGCCTCCACCGTCGCCGGAGACCCGGACGCCCCCGGCGGCGACCTAGGACCCGGCAACCGGGAAGGGGCGACCAGCGCCCCGATCAGGAGAACCGCCATGCACGACCCCATCCAGCAAGCCGACGCCTTCGTCGGCGATCCCGACCAGGAATCCGGCGGCCTGTCGCGCCGCAGCTTCCTCGGCAAGAGTGCCACGCTCGGCGCGGTCGGCCTGGTGGCCGGCTGGACCCCGGCCTTCGTCATCCAGCCCGCCGAAGCCGCCGCCAGCAGTTGTCCGGCGCCGGCAGGCTTTCCGGCCGGCCTCGAACTTTATCGGCGGGCGTTCCGCAACTGGTCGGGGGAAATCGCCGCCGACGACCTCTGGAGCTGCGCCCCGCGCACCAACGAAGAGGTTCTCGCGGTGGTCAACTGGGCCTGGCAGAACGGCTTCAAGGTGCGCCCGCGCGGCATGGGTCACAACTGGTCCCCGCTGCTGCTGAAAGGCGGCGAGAACTGCGAGAGCCGCATCGTGCTGGTGGAAACCAGCCGTTACCTGACCCGCGTACGGATCGACGCCCAGGGCGAGTTCGGCCTGTTCAGCGCGCAGACCGGCGTCACCATGGAAGCCCTGCTGAAACAACTGGAGCGGGTCAAGCTCGGCTTCGTCGCCACGCCGGCGCCGGGTGACCTGACCCTCGGCGGGGTGCTCGCCATCGACGGCCACGGCACCGGCATCCCGGCGCAGGGCGAAAGCCGCCTGCCGGGGCAGAGCTACGGCTCCCTGAGCAACAGCATCGTGGCGCTGACCGCGGTGGTCTGGGACGGCGCCGCCGGACAATACGTGCTGAAGACCTTCCGCCGCGACGATCCGGCCTGCGCGCCGTTCCTCGTCCACCTCGGACGCGCCTTCATCGTCGAGGCGACCCTCCAGGCCGGGGTCAACAAGCGCATGCGCTGCCAGAGCTACGTGAACATCCCGGCGAGCGAGATGTTCGCCGCGGCCGGCAGCGGCGGAAGGACCTTCGACAGCTTCCTGCAGAAAAGCGGACGCGCCGAGGCCATCTGGTTCCCCTTCACCGACAAGCCCTGGCTGAAGGTCTGGACGCCGACCCCGCGCTGCCCGTTCGGCGCCCGCGCGGTCAACGGCCCGTTCAACTACCCCTTCTCCGACAACATTCCCAAGGCGCTGTCCGACCTGCTGGCGGCGATCAACACCGGCCACCCGGAACTCACCCCGCTGCTCGGCAAGCTGCAGTACGACCTGGTAGTGGGCGGCATGGCGCTGACCCTGGGCTACGACCTGTGGGGCTGGAGCAAGGACCTGCTGCTGTACATCAAGCCCAGCACCCTGCGCGTCACCGCCAACGGCTACGCGGTGCTGACCCGGCGTCGCGACGTGCAGCGGGTGATCAACGAGTTCTACCTGCAGTACCAGACGATGGTCGCCGCCTACCGCGCCAACGGCCACTACCCCATGAACGGCCCGGTGGAGATTCGCGTCAGCGGGCTCGACCAGCCCGGCGAGTCGATCGTTCCCGGCGCCCAGGTGCCCAGCCTGTCGGCGATCCGTCCGCGCCCCGACCAACCGGAGTGGGACACGGCGATCTGGCTGGACATCCTCAGCCTGCCCGGTACCCCGCAGGCCAATGCCTTCTACCACGAGTTCGAGGCCTGGCTGTTCGACCACTTCAGCGGCGACTACGCCTCGCTGCGGGTGGAGTGGAGCAAGGGCTGGGGCTACAGCCCCGCCGCCGCCTGGGACGAGCCGACGGTGGTCGACCAGTTGGTGGCGCAGTCGCTACGCCAGGGCCTGGTCGCAGACAACGATTGGGACAGCGCCGTGCGCCAGTTGAACGAAGCCGATCCGCATCGGCTGTTCAGCTCGCCGCTGCTCGACCGGCTGATGCCATGAAATGCCGCTATGCGAGGCCGTACTGACTCGGACGAAGAGCGGTTGGCCGGAGCCGATATGAATGAGCCCTCGATACGGCGTTGACTTGTTCAACAGGTCTTATCGAGGTGTCGCACGAACCGGCCTTAATCATTCGCAAAGTTTACCCGGAGTGGCAAACCTTCATCCGCCGAATATTGAAACTCATTGTCAAACGAATTATCGAGCCCATGAAAAACCGCTAATCCTGGCAGTTCATCCCACTCTTTCGGATTAGTACCATCGAATGGCTTTCCAGACTCACGGAAAGCCTAAAGGAGATATATGAAATGAAAGAACTCAATGACATTGAAGTCACCTGCGTTTCGGGTGGAACTCTTTCCGGCATGATCGTAGGCGCCGTCGACGGCGCCGCGACGGGCATGGCAATCGGCGGGAAATGGGGCGGTGCCGGCGGCTTCGGCTTCGGCGCTCTTTCCCAGTTGGTCGGCCTGATCGTGCCAACCGCCATGGGTGCTATTGCCGGGGGCACGGTCGGTCTCTTCACCAATGCAGAGACGGCTGTCGGTTACTTGGGCCAATACCGGGAAAACTTCGGTCCCGGTGATGTAGGCCGCACCACCATCTAATTAGAAAAGTCGCACTCCGGCACTTCATGCGTTTGAACTTTCGCAAGGGTGTCGGAGTGTCATGCAAGTATTATTCGAATCCAGGATCCAGCCACCATGTTTCGCCAGGAAGCCCTCGACGCCCAGCATGCCGGCGGCCTGGGCGAGATCGTGCTGATCCGCCCGGTCTCCTTCACTTTTCTCACCCTGCTGGCCGCGGCGATGGCGCTGCTGGTGGTGGGCTTCTTCCTGTTCGGCAGCTACACCAAGCGCAGCACCGTCAGCGGCCAATTGGTGCCCGCCAGCGGCCAGGTCAAGGTGCACGCGCCGCAGGCCGGCATCGTGCTGCGCAAGTTCGTCCAGGAAGGCCAGGCGGTACGACGCGGCGAGCGCCTGATGGTGCTTTCCAGCGAACGCTACGGCAGCGATGCCGGGCCGGTGCAGGCCGGCATCAGCAGGCGCCTGGAACAACGCCGCGACTCCCTGCGCGACGAACTGGAAAAGCTTCGCCGCCTGCAAGACGACGAGCGCGACAGCCTGACCAGCAAGGTCGCCAGCCTGCAGCGCGAACTCACCACCCTCGCCGCCCAGACCGACAGCCAGCAACGCCTGCTGGCGCTGGCCAGCGACGCCGCCGCGCGCTACCAGGGGCTGATGGACAAGGGCTACATCTCCATGGACCAGTTGCAGCAGCGCCAGGCCGAGCTGCTCGGCCAGCGCCAGACGCTGCAAGGCCTGGAGCGCGAACGCACGTCGCTGCGGCAGCAGTTGACCGAGCGCCGCAACGAACTCGCCGGGCTTTCCGCGCGCCAGGCCAACCAGCTCGCGGAAACCCGCCGCCAGCTCAGCGCGGTGGAGCAGGACCTGGCCGAAAGCGAAGCCAAGCGCACCTTGCTGGTCACCGCGCCGGAGAGCGGCATCGCCACCGCCGTGCTCGCCGAAGCCGGGCAGACCGTCGACAGCTCGCGTCCGCTGCTGAGCATCGTTCCCGCCGACACCCCGTTGCAGGCCGAACTCTACGCGCCGAGCAAGTCCATCGGTTTCATCCGGCCGGGCGATGCGGTGCTGATCCGCTACCAGGCCTATCCGTACCAGAAGTTCGGCCAGTACCACGGCAAGGTGCAGTCGATCTCCCGCGCCAGCGTCTCCTACGCCGAGCTTTCCAGCATGGTCGGCGGCATCCCGGGGCTCGGCCAGGATGGCGAGCAGCTGTACCGGCTGCGGGTAACCCTCGACGACCAGGCGGTGACCGCCTACGGCCAGCCGCGTCCGCTGCAGAGCGGCATGCTGCTGGACGCCGACATCCTCCAGGACACCCGGCGCCTCTACGAATGGGTGCTGGAACCGCTCTACAGCCTGACCGGCAAACTCTAGGAACGACCCATGGCCTTTCTCGACGCTCTCGCCCTGCGCCTGGGCCGCCGCCTGCCGCTGGTGCTGCAGACCGAAGCCACCGAATGCGGCCTGGCCTGCCTGGCGATGATCGCCGGCTACCACGGCCACCATACCGGCCTGATGGAACTGCGCCGGCGCTTCTCCGTATCGCTCAAGGGCATCTCCCTCAAGCAACTGATCCAGACCGCCCACCGCCTCGGCCTGGGTACCCGCGCGGTGAAGCTCGACCTCGGCGACCTCGGCAAGCTCAAGCTGCCCTGCGTGCTGCACTGGAACTTCAACCACTTCGTCGTGCTCAAGGCGGTCGACGGGCGCGGCGCGGTGCTCCACGACCCCGCCCACGGCCAGCGCCGGCTGGGCCTGGAGGAAGTCTCGCGGAGCTTCACCGGGGTAGCCCTGGAACTCTGGCCGGAGAGCGGCTTCGAGAAACAGGAGGCGCCGCCGCGGATCAAGCTGCTGGGCATGCTCGGCAAGGTCACCGGGCTGTACCGCTCGCTGGCCCAGGTGCTGCTGCTCGCCGGCGCGCTGGAAGTGTTCTCGCTGATCAGTCCGTTCTTCCTGCAATGGACCATCGACAACGTCATCGTCAGCGAAGACCGTGACCTGCTCAGCACCCTGGCCATCGGCTTCGGCCTGTTGCTGCTGATGCAGCAGGCGGTCAGCGGGGTGCGCGCCTGGGTGATGATGCACATGAGCACCCTGCTCGGCGTGCAGTGGCAGGCCAACGTCTTCAGCCACCTGCTGCGGCTGCCCGCGCAGTATTTCGAGAAGCGCCACCTGGGCGACGTGGTGTCGCGCTTCGGCGCGGTGAACAGCATCCAGCAGACCCTCACCGCGGCCTTCCTCTCGGCGGTGCTGGACGGCCTGATGACCGTCGCCACCCTCGGCATGATGCTGCTCTACAGTCCGCCACTGGCGGCCATCGCCATCGCCGCCATGAGCCTCTACGCCCTCGGCCGCTGGATCTGGTACCGGCCGTTGCGCAACGCCACCGAGGAGCAGATCGTCCACGCCGCGCGCCAGCAGAGCCACTTCCTCGAGACGGTGCGCGGCATCCGCCCGCTGAAGCTGTTCCAGCGCCAGGACGAGCGCCGCTCGGTATGGCTCGGCCTGCTGGTGGAACAGATCAACGCCGGCCTGCGTACGCAGAAGCTGCAACTGTTCTACCAGCAGCTCAACGGCCTACTGTTCGGCGTGGAGAACC